GCACAAAAACAAATTATTATGTATAACTCGACATGAACGGTTAATAACCTGCGGAAACGGTATGACTTTAGTGCTCGAACCAGAGATTGGTGTGCCATACTCGGATGAAATTCCGTACATGGACTTGCGTGCACGCGCTGAAGCTGCGTGTAATACTGCTTCTATGCTCAAAGAGCATGGTTTAGACGTAGAACCTACCAGTGCAGATGAAGACATCGCAGCAAAACTAGCCTTGGCTTACGCAGATAACCCCGAAAAGACGTCCAAGAAGGTTTCGGCTAAACGTGCATCGACGTTACCACCCGCCGCACTCATGATGACGCACAATATTTTGACCCAATTCGGTCATTCTGTGGTAGAAAGTGCAGTTCAAGTCCGTCATTTGGTTACAAACAAGTTAATTGAAGAGACTGAGAACCCTGATCCACGTGTTCGTATTCGTGCGTTGGAGCTTTTGGGTAAGATTTCGGACGTTGGGCTGTTTACAGACAAGACTGAAGTCACAATTACCCACAAAACCACCGACGAACTGCGCGAAAGCCTGCGTGCGAAGCTGTCTAGGCTCGTAAACCCAGAGGAAGACGTAGTGGATGCGGAGTTTGTGGACGCAGGAGCGATAGATGTAGACGCGGAACTTGGTATTGGGACAGAATCCGATGAATGATATGGCCTTAGATTTTTCTGATGCCGAAATCCAGCAAATGCTGGACAACCTTGACCATTTTTCCCCCGACGAGGTAGCTGAATTAGAGAAACTAGTGGGCGAACTTAGCACACGCAAAGAAAACAAGGCTGCATACGACGATCTGATAGCCTTCTGTAAGCTCATGATGCCCGATTTTATAGTCGGTAAGCACCACAGGATGCTTGCGGACATGCTCATGGCGATTGAACGGGGTGACAAAGACCGTATCTGCGTCAACATCCCACCGCGACATGGTAAATCGCAGCTTGTGAGTATCTTTTTCCCCGCTTGGTTTTTGGGTAGGAACCCGAATAAAAAGGTCATGATGGTATCTCACACCACCGATCTTGCTGTGGATTTTGGACGTAAAGTACGTAACCTAATTGCCACAGATCAGTACAAAAGTGTATTTCCTACCACAGCACTAGCACAGGATAGTAAGTCAGCAGGTAGATGGAACACAAACGTCGGGGGCGAATACTACGCGTGTGGTATTGGATCAGCGTTGGCTGGTCGTGGTGCCGATCTTTTGTTGGTTGATGACCCCCACTCTGAGCAAGACGTTATTAACGGGAACTTTGAGGTGTTTGAGAAAGCCTATGAGTGGTTCACCTTCGGTGCTCGTACTCGTCTCATGCCCGGTGGACGGATAGCCATCATTCAGACGCGTTGGCACATGGACGACCTGACAGGGCGTGTGACCAACGACATGTCAAAGAACGCTAGGGCTGACCAGTATGAGGTTGTTGAGTTCCCCGCCATATTAGAAGTGAAGAACAAGAAGACGAACCGCTACGTCGAAAAACCTCTGTGGCCTGAGTTCTTTGATTTGGAGGCGTTGCTCCGAACCAAGGCATCTATGCCAGCATTCCAGTGGAACGCACAGTACCAGCAACAGCCCACCGCTGAAGAAGCGTCTATCGTTAAACGAGAGTGGTGGAACATCTGGGAACAGGATAGCCCCCCTTCCTGTGAGTATATCATCATGTCACTTGATGCGGCAGCGGAGACACATAACCGTGCGGACTACACAGCGCTTACTACGTGGGGCGTGTTTTTCAACGAAGATGTAAACGCGTACAATATAATTTTGCTAAACAGCATAAAAAAGCGTATGGAGTTCCCAGAGCTGAAGCAGATGGCGATGGAAGAGTATCAGGAGTGGGACCCCGATGCGTTCATTGTGGAGAAGAAAAGTGCGGGTACGGCGCTGTATCAAGAGATGCGACGTATGGGATTACCTGTTTCTGAATACACTCCGCATCGAGGGTCAGGTGATAAGTTAGCACGCCTAAACTCGGTAGCAGATATTGTCGCATCGGAACTTGTGTGGGTGCCTCCTACCAGATGGGCAGAAGAAGTGATAGAAGAGATTGCCGGATTCCCTTTTATGAGTCATGATGACTTAGTGGACTCAACGGTGATGGCGCTTATGCGATTTAGGCAAGGGGGCTTTATTAGGTTGCCCACGGATGAACCTGAAGAAACGCAATACTTTAAGCGTCGAAGCGGCGGGTATTATTGAGAGGTTAGAAGATGGCTATAGAAAAAGGTGTTTACTCTGCCCCGCAGGGTCTTGACGAAGAAGCAGCAGAGCTTGAGGGCGCAGAGGAGTTGGAGATCGAGATCGTTGATCCCGAGGCGGTCACGTTAAGTGACGGGTCTATGGAGATCACGATTATACCTGATCCAGAGATTTCTGACTTTACCGAATTTGGTATGAACCTTGCCGAAGTTTTGGACGACAGTCACCTACGAGAAATTTCTGACGATCTGTCTGGCCTCATTGAGGCTGACATAGATGGTCGTAAGGAGTGGGCTGATACGTTTGTGAAGGGTCTGGATGTGCTGGGCTTCAAGTACGAAGAGCGCACAGACCCGTGGGAGGGCGCGTGTGGCGTCTACTCCACTGTATTGGCGGAAGCTGCTATACGTTTCCAAGCGGAAACAATGTCCGAGACTTTCCCCGCCGCTGGCCCTGTAAAAGTCAAAATCCTTGGCGAAGATACCAAGGAGAAGATCGAGGCGGCTGAGCGCGTAAAAGCGGACATGAACTACGAATTGACTGACCGTATGGTGGAGTACCGCCCAGAGCATGAGCGGCTGCTATACAGTCTAGGACTCGCTGGAAGCGCGTTTAAGAAGGTTTATTACGACCCCAATGCAGGACGTCAGGTAGCTATCTATATCCCAGCAGAAGACGTTATCGTGCCTTACGGCGCAAGTCACATCGAAACAGCAGAACGTGTTACCCACGTAATGCGCAAGACAAAGAACGAACTACGGAAGTTGCAGGCAGCAGGGTTCTACAGAGAGGTAGAGCTTGGTGAGCCACAACCCTACCATTCAGACATCGAGGAACGTAAAGCAGAAGAAGGCGGATTCTCGCTTACTGATGACAATCGCTACGCCCTCTACGAAATACATGCAGACATTGTAATTGATGGGGTTGACGACTCAGACGAGGATATTGCCAAGCCTTACGTGATTACTATTGAGCGTGGCTCTGGTGAAATCCTCTCCATTCGCCGTAACTGGAACGAAGAAGACGACCTGTTTTTGAAGCGCCAGCACTTCGTACATTACGTTTATGTGCCGGGATTTGGCTTTTACGGGCTTGGCCTCATACACATCATTGGTGGGTATGCACGGGCAGGCACATCCTTGATACGTCAGCTAGTAGATGCTGGAACGCTCTCCAACCTCCCGGGAGGGCTGAAGTCCAGAGGACTCCGTATCAAGGGTGATGATACGCCGATTGAACCCGGCGAGTGGAAGGACGTTGATGTACCTAGCGGGTCGATCCGCGACAACATCATGCCGCTTCCTTACAAAGAACCTAGCCAGACCCTTCTCGCCTTACTGAATCAAATAACGAACGAAGGACGTAGGCTAGGCGCTATTTCAGACATGAACATATCAGACATGTCTGCTAATGCGCCTGTAGGTACGACGCTAGCGCTCCTAGAGCGTACGCTGAAGCCTATGGCTGCGGTACAAGCCCGTGTCCATTACGCCATGAAACAAGAGTTTAAGATGCTCAAGGAGATCATGGCGGAATATGCTCCTGAAGAGTATGGCTACGAGCCGCATCGTGGTGAGGTCAGCGCACGCCAGTTGGACTACGCGATGGTGGACGTTATCCCCGTCAGTGATCCCAACTCTTCTACAATGGCGCAACGTGTTGTGCAGTACCAAGCGGTGTTGCAGATGGCACAGTCTGCCCCACAGATTTACGATTTGCCGCAGCTACACAGACAAATGATCGAAGTGTTGGGCGTAAAAAACGCAGACAAACTTGTTCCCACAAGAGACGACGCGAAGCCTACCGATCCTGTCAGCGAGAACATGGACGCGCTGGTTGGCAAGCCAATGCGGGCGTTTATCTATCAGGATCATCAAGCGCATATCGCAGCGCACACGTCGTTTATGCAGGACCCTCAGATTGCACAGATGATCGGACAAAACCCCCAAGCACAGCAAATCATGGCGTCATTACAAGCGCACATTGCCGAGCACCTCGGGTTCCAGTATCGCCAGCAGATCGAAGAAAAGTTGGGCGCACCGCTCCCACCACCCGGAGAAGAGCTACCAGAGCAGATCGAGGTGGACTTATCTCGTCTGGTTGCAGAGGCAGGGGCGCAGCTTATGCAGGGTCATCAGCAAGAAGCCGCTCAGAAGCAAGCAGAACAGCAACAGCAAGACCCAGTGTTCCAGCAGAAGCAAGCAGAGCTACAGCTCAAGGGGCAGGAAGTACAGCGCAAGGCCGCAAAGGATCAGCAAGAGGCGCAGATCAAACAGGCCGAATTGCAGCTTAAAGCTCAGAAGAACCAAGTTGATGCGATGCTAGACGCAGAAAAGCTGAAACTGGATCAGAAGGAACTTGAATTAGACGCTCAAAAAGAGGGTGTTCGTGTGGCGGCAAGCCGTCGCAAGGACAACAACAAACTCGATTTAGAGCTTGCGAAAATGATGACAGACAAGCCGAAACGAGGTGAGTGATGGCTAAAACCGTCTTTGACGTGCTAAATGATCGTATCGACGAGCAAGTCTCGTCTGCAAAAGAATTTCTCAGTGGAGGGTCTGCTAAAGACTACGCAAACTATAGAGAAATTGTCGGCTTAATTCGGGGTCTCGAAGCTGGCAAACAACACATTGAGGACCTCTCGCGTAACTATATGGAAGATGACCATGACTAAATCTCAGACATTAGAATTGCCTGATGCACTACAACAGAAGCTAGACGCCGAAGCTGTAAACGCTGAACCAATCCAGCGTGAAATCTCCGAAGCTGAATGGGAAGCACAGCTACCCAAACCTGTCGGATACCGTGTCCTTATCGCTCTACCTAACGTGGAAGAATACTACCAAGGTAGCACCCTGCTTAAAACGACTGATGCAATGCACCGCGAGTACATTACGTCAATCATGGGTGTAGTCATTGACATGGGTGCAGACGCATACAGCGATAAAGACAGGTTCCCTGAAGGCCCTTGGTGTAAAGAGGGTGATTACGTGATGTTTCGTATGAATACGGGCACACGCTTCAAGGTTAATGGTAAAGAGTTTCGTTTGATGAACGACGATTCTGTTGAAGCCGTAATTCCTGATCCCCGTGGGATCATGGCAGTATAGGAGATAAAATATGCCATTTCAGAAAGTAGAATTTGAGTTCCCCGAGGGGGGAAAAGAAAAAGAGGACGCTATCATAGACGTTGAGCCGTCCAGTGCGGAAGAGGTTGATATAGGTGGTAGAAAAGCAAAAGCTAAAGAGCCTGAAGCTGTCGTTGGAAGTGAAGTGGACGACGATGACGACGGACTTGAAATTGAAGTGGTTGACGACACGCCCAAGGCGGATCGCAATCGCAAACCATCTGATCCGCCCGAAGACGTTACTGATGAAGAGTTGGAAGACTATTCGGAGAAAGTCCGAAAGCGCATTCAACATTTTAGTAAGGGCTACCACGACGAGCGTAGAGCTAAAGAAGCGGCTCTGCGAGAGCGTGAAGAGTTGGAAAGACTCTCCCAGCAACTTGTGGAAGAGAATAAAAAACTCAAAGCCAACGTAAACAAAAATCAGGCAGCGTTGCTTGAGCAAGCTAAGAAAAGTGCGGTGTCTGAATTAGAATCTGCTAAAAAGCAGTATAAAGACGCGTATGAAGCTGGTGACTCAGACGGCGTCCTTGCTGCGCAAGAAAGCCTAACGAACGCTAAGATTAAGTCCGATAGGTTAAATAATTTCAAGTTACCAGCTTTACAAAAGGACGAAACTCCTGCTAAGGTTGCAACAGAATTCGCTCCAGAGCCTGTTCAAATTGACGAAAGGGCATCAGCTTGGCAAGAAGCTAACCCTTGGTTCAATCAGGATGTTGAGATGACAAGTTATGCTCTGGGGTTGCACAATAAACTTGTCAACGAGGGCGTAAACCCTCAAAGTGATGACTACTACGAGCGAATTGACTCTCGTATGCGACAGTTATTCCCCGAGAACTTCGAGGATGAACCGGAGGTAGAACGGAAACAGAAGAGAAAGTCCAATGTGGTTGCACCCGCTACGCGGAGCACAGCGCCTAAGAAAATTAGGCTAACGCAGACACAACTGACTTTATCAAAGCGTTTAGGTCTTACCCCAGAACAGTACGCCAAACAGGTTGCATTAGATATGAGGAAAGAAAATGGCTGAAAATCGTATAAATCGAGAACACGAATCTCGTGAAAAAACGACCCGTAAAAAGGCTTGGCAGCGTCCAGAGGTGTTACCCGCACCAAATCCCGAGCCGGGTTATGAATTTCGTTGGATCAGAGTGAGTTCGTTGGGTACCGTTGATGCCACGAATGTTTCCTCCAAACTGCGCGAAGGTTGGGAGCCTGTAAAGGCAACAGACCATCCAGAAATTACGCTTGTTACTATCGAAAATGATAGATTCAAAGACAACGTAGTGATTGGTGGCCTATTGCTGTGTAAAGCTCCAGAAGAACTCGTCGAAGAACGTAATGACTACTATGGTCAACAAGCACGTTCTCAGATGCAGTCCGTTGACAACAACTTGATGCGCGAGAACGACCCTCGTATGCCCTTGTTTAACGACAGGAAATCGAAGGTTACATTTGGTAACGGAACTTAATTTAGGAGCTTAAAATGGCTTATCCTACTGTAAGCGGGCCTTACGGCCTAGTTCCGGTGAAACTGTTGAGCGGCTCTCCTTTCGTGGGTGTAACTCGTCACATGCCTATTGCTAGTGGCTATGCTACCTCCATCTTCTACGGAGACGCTGTTAAACTTGTCACCGGAGGCACTATTGAACGTGATACGTTCGATGCTGCCATGACACCTATTGGTGTCTTCCTCGGTTGCACATACACCGACCCTAACCTTGGTTACAAGGTATGGCGTCAGTCGTATCCTGCAAGCACCGCCGCATCTGACATTGAAGCATTCATTGCAGATGGTACTGATCTTCTGTTCAAGGCCGCTGTTGTATCTTCTGGTACAACTATTGGTGATCTTGCTCAGACTGATGTTGGTGCAAACGTCGCGGGTGTAGACAACACTGGTGATTCCACTTCGGGTAACTCTCGTTGTGCGATCTCTGACACGTCTGCAACCACTAACACTCTTCCATTCCGTATTGTCGGGTTGGTTGAGGAAACCAAGAACAGCTCGGGTGGTTATACCGAAGCCTACGTTAAATGGAACGCAGGTCATCAGTATAACAACACGACTGGCGTATAAGGAGGAGTAGACAATGGCTATTTCACGCGCCCAGTTACTTAAAGAACTCCTTCCCGGCCTGAACGCTTTGTTCGGAATGGAGTACGCAAAATACGGTGAAGAGCACGCCGAAATTTACGAAACCGAATCTTCAGATCGCTCATTTGAAGAGGAAACTAAGCTATCCGGCTTTTCAGCAGCACCTGTTAAAGATGAAGGTGCCGCGATTGAGTATGACAATGCTCAAGAAGCATGGACTGCACGCTATACGCACGAGACCGTGGCGATGGGCTTCGCTATTACTGAAGAAGCTATCGAAGATAACTTGTATGACTCACTGTCTGCTCGTTACACCAAGGCTCTCGCTCGCGCTATGGCGTACACCAAGCAAGTCAAAGGCGCATCTGTGTTGAACAACGCATTTGCTGCTGGCACGACTTACGGTGACGGTAAAGCACTTTGTGCAACCGACCACCCATTGGTGTCTGGCGGGTCTAACTCAAACCGCCCAACTGTTGCTGCTGACCTTAACGAGACTTCTCTTGAAGCCGCCGTTATTCAGATCGCAGGTTGGACGGATGAGCGTGGTCTGCTGATTGCAGCTAAGCCTCGTAAGTTGGTAATTCCACCCAATCTTCAGTTCGTTGCAACTCGTTTGCTCGAAACCGAAGGTCGTGTTGGAACTGCGGATAATGACCTGAACGCGATTCGCAACAATGGTTCTATCCCAGAAGGTTACACTGTTAACCACTATCTGACTGACACAGACGCTTGGTTCCTGATGACTGACGTTCCTAACGGTCTAAAGCACTTTGTTCGTACCCCAATGAGCACCTCTATGGATGCTGATTTTGATACAGGCAACAGTCGCTATAAAGCCCGTGAGCGTTACTCATTTGGTGTAAGTGACCCACTTGGAATCTTCGGTTCTCCCGGAGCATAACAAGAAGAAAAGGGAAGGGGGCGAATTGTTTTGCCCCCTTTCTCTTAATATGTTATAAGAAGTTAATCCCTGACAGTCGCATGGTGTGACTGACAATAGCCAAGACAGGAGATTCATATGGCTACTACAACCTTTTCCGGTCCTATCAAGGCCGGGTCTGTCCGTGAAGGCGCATCTGCCAACGTGGGTTTTGTTCTAATGGCGCAAAGCGGAAATGTTACTTTTGCTGCTGACGGCACAGAAACAGTTGTCGCAACTGTTCCTGCAAACAGCCAGATTTTCCAAATCACTGTAGATGTGACGACTGCATTTGATGCAGGCACAACTAATACTTTTGATATTGGTGATGGCTCAACCGCTGACCAGTATGCAGACGCATTGGCTGTTGGCGCTCAAGCGCGTGTACTTGCTACATCTGACGTATCTCAGATCGGTAACTTGATTGATGTTGGTACTACTGACGTAGATATTACTGTGACATACAACCAGACAGGAACTGCTGCTACCGCAGGTGCTGCCACTGTAACGGTGCTGTATTTGCAGAACCGCAACCTCTCATAAGGAGGTAGCCCATGTCCTCTGATGTACTCACTAAACGTGTAACCGGAACAGGTTCGTTGGCTGTAGGGCCAGCACGTGTTCGTCAGGTACAGGTTTTGACTGGTGCGGGTGCGGGACGCCTCACTGTTACTAACGGTGATGGTGGTACTACGGTGCTAGATATTGATTTTCTAGCGTCTGATTCGCACTCAGTTAACATCCCTGACGACGGTATTCGTTGTAGCTCAGATGTTTATGTCTCAGCAGCCACGAATATTGACGCTATAACCTTCTTCTATAGCTAGGAGGCGGGTATGAGAGCTTACTACAAAAAAGGTGGCTCCGTAAAAACCGCTGCGTGGCAACGCAAGGAAGGTAAAAGCGAGTCTGGTGGGCTGAACAAGAAGGGCGTTGAGAGTTATCGTCGGGAAAATCCCGGCAGTAAACTCAAGACAGCCGTGACGACTAAGCCTAGCAAACTCAAAAAAGGCTCGAAGGCGGCGAAGCGTCGTAAGTCATTTTGTGCTCGTATGAAAGGCATGAAGAAGCGTAATACCAGCGCAAAGACTGCGAATGATCCGAATAGCCGCATCAATAAGAGCTTACGGAAGTGGAACTGCTGATGCCTGCAAAATCTGCAAAACAACAGCGGTTCATGGCAGCAGTAGCAAACAACCCCAAGTTCGCTAAGAAGGTCGGGGTTCCCCAGAACGTAGGAGAAAAGTTCATGAAGATGAAGAAAGGTTATAAAGCTGGCGGTAAGCTCAATATGGTCGAAGGTCCAGATGGAAAAATGGTCCCTGATTATGCTGCCGACGGTAAAGGCAAAATGAAAAACGGCGGCAAGGTGAAGAAGTATCAGATGGGCGGTATGCCCATGGCTGACGAAATGCCAATGAAACGCAAGAAGAGAAAGCGTTCTATGGACGACATGATGGCTGTCACTGGCACAGGTGCAGGTGCACCTCGTCGTATGATGAAAAAAGGCGGTATGGCTAAGTCAAGCTACAAGTCTGGCGGCAAAGTCCGTGGCTGTGGCATGGCGAAACAAGGTGTTCGCGCTGCCAAAATGGTAACGATGAAAGGTTCCTAATGCGCCGATACTACCGAAATTCAGGCTGTGGCTGTTCGGAATGTAGTAAGGGCTATAAGAAAGGCGGCTCGGTGAAGGATGCGTGCTATCACAAAGTGAAATCACGCTACAAAGTCTTCCCGTCCGCCTATGCTTCTGGCGCGATTGCGTCCTGTAGGAAGAAGGGCGCTAAGAACTGGGGCAACAAAGGAAGTAAGTAATGGCTGTTCGCAAGACTGCAAAAGGCGCTGCGCTTAAACGCTGGTTCAAAGAGGACTGGAAAGACGTGCGTACTGGTAAGGCTTGTGGGCGGAAGAAGGGGGAGAAACGCGGGACACCTTATTGTAGACCTACAAAGAAAGTATCCAGCAAGACTCCCAAAACTAGCGGCGAGATGAGTTCTTCTGAAAAGAAAAGCAAAATCGCACAGAAGAAGCGGTTAGGACAACCTGCTGGCAAGCCCCGCAGAGTGTCTCCCGCGAAGCGGAAAGGGGGGAAGAAGTGATGGAAATCTTCCAAAACGGTAAATTCTCTACAGGCGAACCAGTGTATCAGATTGGCGTAAAAAATGCTGATGGTACTTATGATGTAAAAGTCTTTGACCTGATGACTAAGAGTCAGGCAGAGAAAAAACTAGAGTCTATGGGCGGTAAGAAAAAGCCCGCGACCCCAAAGAAAAAAGTTAAGAAAGTCCCAGACTACAAGGGCATGACGAATAACGAACTTAAAGCATTAATGCTTTGGCAAAGTGTGGAGTTGGATCGTCGTAAAACGAAAACCGACCTAATGAAACAAGTGGAAGAGTATTTTAATGGCTAAAGGAGTTAAACACTACTTTGCTGATGGCAGACAGCACAAGGGCGGGATGCACAAACATCCTGATGGTAAGCTCATGACAGGTAAAGTGATGTCTAACACTTCCAAGAAACTCTACCACTATGGTGAGTTATCTGCGAAAGCCAAGAAAAAAGCTCGTGACGGGTGGAAAAAATGACGACATCGGGCACAACCTCATTTGACATGGACTTCACGGAGATTGCTGAAGAAGCGTGGGAGCGTGCTGGTCGTGAAATGCGGTCAGGTTACGACCTACGTACCGCACGACGTTCCATGAACCTCCTGACGATTGAATGGCAGAACCGTGGCATAAACCTTTGGACTATTGACGAAGGGTCTGTAAACTTAACAGCAGGCACGTCTGAGTATGATTTGCCAGCAGATACGATTGATTTGCTCGAACAAGTAATACGTACAGGGCAAGGTAATCAATCAACACAATCTGATCTTAGTATAACTCGTATTAGTGTAAGCACTTACGCTTCGATTCCGAACAAGTTATCACGCGGTAGACCTATCCAAGTTTGGATCGAGCGGCTTCGAGATAACCCTAAGATCAATGTTTGGCCTGTTCCTGACTCAGATAACTACGTTTTCCGTTATTGGCGTATGCGCCGCATACAGGACGCTGGTAGTGGTATTCAGACTGCGGACATGAACTTCAGATTCTTACCATGCCTTGTTGCTGGTTTAGCTTATAACATCGCACTTAAAGAGCCTACGTTGGTAGAGCGTGTGGGCCTGTTGAAGCAAGTCTACGAAGAGCAGTTTCAACTAGCTGCTGGCGAAGATCGAGAAAAGACACCTGCCCGTTTTGTTCCTCGTGTAGCGAGGATTTAACATGGGTACTAGGTTCGCATCAGCCCAGAAAGCCCTTGGGGTTTGTGACGTTTGTGGGTTTACCTACCGTCTACGTGAGTTGCGTAACCTTGTGCGGAAACATAAGGACACAAACATAAAAGCATGTCCTGAGTGTTGGAATCCTGATAACCCCCAACTTAATTTGGGAGAGACTCCCGTTCATGATCCGCAAGCATTGCGCGATCCAAGACCGGATTCTAATCAGTTTGCCGCTAGTCGTGCGCAGATTATCCCTGTACGCAGTGTAGTGGATAGTGGGGGTACTATAGGGACTGGATTTATAGGACAAGCTACGGTACAAATTACATAGGAGTGGTACTATGCGTAAGAAAACTCAAAAACCTGCTAAGAAAAAGATGCAGAAGACGAAAATGAAGAAGGGCGGCGGCATTAAGGTTCGTGGTACTGGCGCTGCAACCAAGGGTCTTATGGCTCGTGGGCCTATGGGGTAAAGCATGAATTACACCGAGTTAAAAGCCAATATCGAGGACATCACTGAAAATACCTTCACTGATGCCCAGCTTGCTATGTTCACAGAACAGGCAGAGCAGAAGATATACAACACTGTTCAGATTCCCGCATTACGCAGGAATGTGACTGGTACGCTAAGTTCGGGTAATAAGTATCTCGGTGCCCCAGCAGATTTTCTCTATACATACAGCCTTGCGGTTGTAGATGGTAGCGGGGAATACCATTTTCTGTTGAACAAAGACGTTAACTTTATTAGGGAAGCATACCCTACGCCTACAGCGACAGGGTTGCCAAAGCATTATGCGTACTTTGACGACGACTCAATTATCCTCGGACCTACCCCAGACAGTAACTACACAATGGAGCTACATTACGGATATTATCCTGAATCCATTGTTACTGCTAACACTACATGGCTTGGGAACGAGTTTGATTCTGCTCTACTTAACGGTGCGTTATTGGAAGCGCTAAGGTTTATGAAGGGCGAACCAGACATGGTTCAAGTATACGAACGCATGTATGTCCAATCGTTAAAACTGCTGAAAACCCTTGGCGATGGTAAACTTCGTGAAGACACTTATCGTTCTGGGCAGTTCAGAATGGAAGTAGAATAGGAGGCTAGAAATGGCAATTACTCAAGCAATGTGCACGTCATTCAAACAAGCCCTTCTTGATGGTGAGATGGACTTCAGTTCGGATACGTCACAAACTTTTAAGATCGCGTTGTTTACGTCATCAGCTACACTTGATGCGTCTACGACTGCGTACAGCACCACAAACGAAGTGACTGGCACAGGTTATACCGCAGGTGGTAACACGTTAACCGTTGTTGCGCCAACGACGTCGGGCACTACTGCGTTCCTAGACTTTGCAGATACAACGTGGTCTACCGCTACAATCACTGCACGGGGGGCGTTAATATACAAGTCGGGCGGTGGTGATCCAGCCGTAGCAGTTCTTGATTTTGGTGAAGATAAGACATCTACAGCAGGTGACTTCCAGATTCAGTTCCCCACTGCGGACGCGTCGAATGCAATTATCCGAATAGCGTGATGATTCATGGCTGATGTTGTAGCAGTGACGGGCGTAAATGCAACGGGCGCGGTAGGTACAGTGTTCATTTGGGGAGACATTGATGATAATCAAAACCCAGATTGGCAAAATATTACTGGCGCACAGACACCAACTTGGGGCAATGTTTCAACAGGACAGACTCCGAATTGGCAAGATATAGCCGCGTGAGGATTAAAACATGACAACACAGTACACTTCGACACTTAAACTAGCCCTTCCTGTCCAAGGGGAACTTAGCGGTACGTGGGGTGATGTAGTAAACGACAACATTACGTCCATGATCGAAGAGGCTATCGTTGGACGCGCAGTTATTAACACGTGGTCGAGTAACTCCCATGTGCTGACTACCGCCGATGGTACAACTTCTGAATCACGTTGCGCGATGCTAGAGTTCACGGACACGGGCACGAATTTGACTGGGGCAGCGACTGTCGTATGCCCCACAGCCGCTAAAATTTACATCGCTAAGAATGCTTCAGGGCAAGCTGCGACACTTAAAACGTCTGGCGGTACGGGTATTGCAATACCGGACGGTAAAACAATGCTTCTTTTCTGCGATGGTACGAACGTCGTAGAAGGCGTTACAAATATCGAATCGCTATCAGTTGGGGGATATACAGTTTCTCTTGCGGGGGCTTTGACAACCGCAGCGGCGTTTACAACGGCTGGCGCGAACGCACTTACCCTAACAACTACGGGTGCAACTAACGTAACACTTCCCACGACGGGCACGTTGGCTACGCTAGATGGTACGGAAACCCTTACCAACAAAACGCTAACCGCGCCAACTATCTCGTCACCTACTCTTACTGGTTCTATTTCTGCAACTGATCTGACGATTTCTGGCAACACCACGATTGGTGATGCTTCATCTGATACGCTGACAGTTAATAGCACAATTACGTCTAATCTTATCTTTACTGACGATACCTACGATATTGGTGCTGTTGGTGTGACACGTCCACGTAACCTTTATCTTTCAGGTGACGCTACGATTGGCGGTACGGTAACGCTGTCTGGCGGCATTGATGTCACAGGCGCATTGGGTGTCGATGGTGATTTTGACGTAAACACTGACAA